TTGCTTTAACTCTGGGAATTCTAGTCGTTGCTTTACTGCATTAAGTAGTATTATATTATAATTATTAGTTTCTTCGTTAAGAAATACGCCCCACGTAGTTAAAGCATTGTAGTCTGCTCTGTTATTAGCTTCTTGCGCAGCATCTAGTGTCATAATAATAAATTCACAACTAGGTGGATTTTCTTCTTCCCACATATTCCACCATTCTCGTTTAATCAACGCTCCTTCTTCAGATACAGGGTTTTGTAAATACTGAGCATTCCAATACCTAATATCTAATGCAGCACGTCTTGCTTGTAGTTCTTCTAGTGGCCAGAACTCAGGCCATAATGGTACTTCTTCACCATCTTTTTCAATAATTGCTGGAAACTCAACTACTTCCCAGTCATCTACCTCATCATTTTTAATCATCTGGTTAACAATCTGCCCAGTTAAGTCTAATTTAGACCATCTTGTCATCACAACTATGATTGCTCCACCTGGCATTAGACGCTGCAGTGGACCGGATTGGAACCATTCCCAAGCAGGTAAGAACACATCGGGTTTTCCCAACTTTGCGTCTTGTTCAGAGTGGGGGTCGTCGATGATAAAGAGGTCAGCCCCGCGTCCAGCAAGTGCGCCGCCAACACCAATAGCAAAATACTCACCATTATAATTAGTACCCCATCTCGATGCTGACTTAGAATCTGCTTGGAGCTCAACATTAGGGAATATATCTTTGTATTGATCCGAACCCACAAGGTTCCTAACCCGTCTACCAAAATTAACAGCCAAATCAGCGGTATGTGAAGCCATAATAACTTTCTTCGCTGGATGCTTACCCAAGAACCAAGCAGGGGCGAGGTACGATATAAGTTCCGACTTCCCGTGTCGCGGAGCAATATTAACAATAACTCTTTTTCTTTTTCCTTCTGCAATTTCTTCAAATAATTTAGCCAACCTAGCATGGTGTGCTCCTACTTTGTAGTCTGGATAGACATGTTTTATAAATTCAAGGAAGGTTTTACCTCCTGCAACCTTCACAAGTTCTGCTTTGTAGTCTGTGAGTAGTTTGAGGTTACGTTGTCGCTCTGATTCTGACATCGTTGGTAGGGCTTTTTCTAAAATAGCAAGGTCTTTTTGACTAATCATCGTCATCCTCCACTATTTCCCCATCAATGACCTTACCTTTTAACTCTTCAATAGTGCGTTTTAGCTCTTCTTCTAGCTCTTTACCACTCTTTGTTATATGAGTAACCTCAGTTTTCTTCTTAAATGCGTCAACTCCGTCAATTTCACCTATCTTTGACCAGGCTGAGATGCGTTCACGTGATGATTTAGCTAGTGCTGCCTCTTGAAGTAACCCGTTGAGTACGGAAAGTTTGATGTCTGCCAAGTCTTTAGCTACCATATGACTAGTTTGCGAGACTAAGCCGGCTAAGTAAGCGATTGTTTCATTAGGATAATTAGCGAACTCAGGTTTTAGAGAGGGATTTTTCATCATCTCCTTGGCGATTGTTTCAGCTGTTTCCATTTCATCATCACTTGGTTCTATAGCTTCGCCTTTTATGTCAGAAATAACTTTAACTGTATTAGCTCTAACTTTTAATTCTTCATCAGGTGTAAGTTCTGGTAATGCTTCACGCGCATTTTTAGGTATAGGGATATTATCCTCTATATGAGGTACGACTATGGTTTGATTTGATTCTGTCATGTGTCGCTGTTTACACCTTGGTTAATTAATTTGCAGCATTGTAATTCTTTCGGCTAAGTATATAATAAATAAAATGCAAAAACAACTTCTCACTGCAGATAATCTTAGACTACTCTATAAAACATTTATCAGGTTACCCCCTTTTTTAGAGTTAGCTATGCCTGAAGCATGTGATATAAAGTTTAAAGTTATACGTGACGAAGAATTATTAGGCCTGTTTGAACCAGAACCTTTGACATTGATGATAAGTAGTGGACGATGTTCTTACTTTGATACTATATGTAAAACTCTCTTACATGAAATGGCCCATATGCATTGTTATTTAGAAGACCAAGCAAACTATGAGCAACACAACAATCGTTTATTCAAAAAGATTATCAGACAAATAGCACTTACCTACGGGTTTGATCCTAAAGAGTTATAGAAAGACAATATAACGCCAAAGTTATAGTCGCAGAAAACACCCAAATAAATATATAAAAATAGTCCATACCCAAATTCTATCGGGTTTTGTTTTTCCATGTGGTAGTGAGAATCATTCGTAATAAAAGCCCCGCAGAAGCGGGGCCGAGAGAGGAGGAGTTATACCATGCATGTGCACTTTTGCATGATTCTTAGATTATACACTACTTTTAGGTACCATCAAGGGGGCATGACACTATATAAGAGGGGGTGGGGGTCGCTGGTTTTCAATTTTTGTCTGGTGATTTGTGTAAATCATAGTGCGTAGCACGCTGTCGGAGTCCCTGTTTGGTTTTGGGGGGTTGGGGGGCGGTGGGTTTGATAACCTAACCTGACACTATGTCAGGATTAGTAAACTTAAATATACTATTCTTGGCTTTCATCTATCATTTAAGACATAATTACATCATGTCAGTGGTTATTACATTCTGTTCTAATCATGTTGGCATAATTTAATTATGGAGTCAGTTATGACACAATTAAATAAAGTGGTCTTAGCGTCACTAAAAACTAATGCTAAGAATTGGACGCTAGCAGAGCAATCAGCTAGCGAGTTAGCAACCACAATGGCTTGTGATATTGAGCCATTCATTGACGCTAAGCTTAAAGCTAAACGCACTAAGCACGGCAAGCTTCTCGCAGAGTATCGCGATGAGGTGGACAGCGTCATTGATAACGTGCCTGAAATCACTGAAAGCCTAAAAGGTGGTGTGATTGACGGCGTGCTTGAGGGTAAGTCATACAAGGACTTTGCTCTTGAGGTTTACGATAACGGCGTTGAATACCTAGCCGTTGATACTGCCAAGGTTAGCCTAGGCGATAGGTTTGATAGCAAGGCTGTCAAGTCATTCTCAATGGGTTATATCTTAGCCCAAGACTTTGGCAAGCTTGACTTGACCGAGAACAAAGAGGGCGTGAACAATAACCCTCTTGGCTCACATGGTCCGAGTTTCAAGGCACTTGCCAAGGCTGACCAAGTCAAGTGTAAGAACACTATCGACAAGGCTTGGTCAAGGCTCAAGGGCAGAATGGCTAAAGCACTAGCCACCATGTTCGGTGAAATCAAGCTTGATGTTGATGTGCTTGAGAAAGCCACCAAGCGAAGTGTTGACTACTTCAAGTCTATGCAATCCTTGACTAAGGATATGTCAGCTAAGGATAGCAAAGCAGTCATGGCTTGGCTGACTGATATCGAGAAGTCTTATCCTCTCGGTAAGTAACACCCCGTCCCTCACGGCTCACGCCGTGGGGGATTTTTTTTGCCTTGAATATCTGTATTGTATCATAGATACCAGTTCCCCACGCGAGCACGCGAGCGAGATTTCACCCTGACACCCTGTCAGGTTCGTAGTCTGTGAGCTAAGATAGTTCTAGCTGATACAAATCACAGTCGCTGCGACAAAGTGAAACCAGTTCTGACCGCGAGGGCGTGGACGTGTCGTCTAATTAAGTCATACCTGACACCCTGTCAGGATCGTGTTCCACGCTGTTTGACCTTGTTCCAATCTAGTCAACGTAGTTGGAACATGATTTTACTTTGTAAATCAAGTGGTTAGGTCACTTTGTTCCAATGTTCCAACGATTTTAGACATGATATGTGGGTTTGTAAACTTTGTGAAAGAAAGAGTCCCTTTTTTGCAGTGCAACATAATTTACTAAACCCCCACCGTCCTACAAAACCACTGGAACATTGGAACAAAACACTAACTATACTAATACTATATAATATAATATATAATAAAAACAATAACTTAGCCTTTTGCAAATTCTCTTGTTCCGTTCTTTTAGTAAACTTAGACCCCCCTCGACACTGGAACATTGTTATAAATCAAGCACTTACCTCGAAAAACAGCGTTATTAGTAAACTATTTTGGAACAAGAAATACCCCGTTGGAACAAAACCTACCCCGTGTTCCATTAGTAAACCGACGTTGGAACAAGACCTTTTGGAACAAAATTAACCCCGCTTTGCATCTCGCATAAACCCTATCAGCTAAGAATATCTTAGCGGAAACCATACTCATACTAGAAGCGGTGTCCTGAATTTGAAAATACAACAATAATCTCTACCTCATAAATCGCTATATCACTTGATTTATTAGTAAACTTATGGTATAATTATATATAATGAGAGATGAAACTATATCTGTCGATTTTCTCGTTTTCAGTCCTGACATAGTGTCAGGTTTCATTAATTAGTTTGAGGAGACATATCATGTATGTAGATACAAACGAGCAAGACAAAGCTAGACGTTTCAGACAAAATTGGCTTTGGAAAGTGCAGTTTCAACGCGAGGCAAGAGGTAAGATGGTACTTTGCTTTGCGGTTGGTTTTGGCATTGGCTTTGCATGTTGCACCATGTTAGTTGCCATGCTTGAGAGGGTATCGTAATGGCTACATGTTCAGAGTGTGGTGAAAGCTATGCAGATGAACGCAAAGCTATTGGTTATGATACTTGTTTATCATGTGGAGATGATAGGGCTAACCTAGTTAAGCACACAGTTGCACCTATGCACAAAAGTAACTATTTGGTTATCACTAATCTCACTGACCTTAAAGGTCTAAACAATAAAGGGGGTCGTTATGGCTAGAACATTTAAAGACATACCCATACCTAGAAATGTTTATGAAGATGAAGAAAGAATTAGAAAGGGACGGGGTGTCTCTGAGGAGTCCGACATTGAACCTGTGTTTGATTTGGAACAAGAGTTGGACGAGTTATTAACTAAAGTTCAGCGATTTGCTGAGAAAGGGGGTCGAGACGATAGATAAATTT